CCAGGAGCGCCGGGAGTACCATCAGCACCAGGGGAGCCAGCAGAGCCATCCATACCATCTCGACCGTCCTTTCCGTCCTGGGGGATAGGATATGATGCCAATACTCGCTTCACCTCGGTCTCCACGAGGGTCGGCAGAACAGCTTTGAGGACCTGAGCCAGATCAGTCATGATTCCAGTCCTTCAGGATTTTCGCAGCCACATCCGCGCTGTTGTCAGGCGGGTTCAGCACATGCTCGGCGGGGATCATGTTCATCGGCACGAGATAGATATCACCGGACGGCCCGATAGGGTTCTCACCCTCAGCGATCAGCACGTCGTTGGCCGACTTCCACCCCCACTGACGAGCGATGGCATAGGACTCGAACCGAGACTTCATGTCGGCGCGAAGCAACTTGTTCGTGTCGAACTCAAGGGTCCGACCCTCGGCCTCCAGATCGAACTTGGTGTTGAAGGCGCTCTCAATGCGCTCCAGGTAGGACATGAGGGTCTGATCGTAATACGACCGGCTCTGGTGCTCGATGTTGTTGAACGAAGCCTTATCGAGCGACTGGAGCATGTGCAGCGGGATGCGGAAGAACCGGGCGATTTCCTCGACCTGGAACTTGCGAGACGCCAGCCACTCAGCATCGGTGCTGGTCATGGCGATGGTCTCGTACTTCATCCCTTCTTCCAGCACTGCCGTCTTGCCGAAATTGGTCACACCACCGTGGGCAGCTTCCCAGGTAGCGCGGAGGCGCGTGGCAGCCGACTCGTTGAGCTTGCCGGGATGGACCAGGACGCCGGACGGGCGAGCGCCCTGGGCGAACAGTCGGGTACCGTGCTGCTCGGTCGCAATAGCCAGCCCAAGGGTCTCCCTGACCTGTTCGAGCATGGACATGCCGACCAGACCGTTCTTGGACAGGTTGCGGATGTGGATGATGTCGCGTGCCGGGATCGTCAGCGGTTGTTCGCGCAGAACGGCGTGCTCATGCTGGCTGCCGCGCCCGACCTGATACCACAGTTCCCCATCGGTGTCGGTCAGCAGAGTGACGCGATCCGGCGAGACCGGGACGAACTGCTCGGGGGTGCCCCTGGGACCACGCAGGATAACCGCGAAGGCATTTCCGCGCACCACGAGGCAGAACGTCAGGAACTCGATGAACTCAAACGGGGTCTGCCAGGAGTTGGGGTGACGCAGCACCTTGGCGAGCGCGTGCTTGGTATCAACGTCACGGCCACCGTCCTTGCGAGACCGCAGCACCCGCAGAGGCAGCTTCGCAACGTCTTCGGACAGAATCTTGACAGCACCGAAGAACACGCTCTGGGTGAGCGCAATGTCCTGGGTGATCGGAATGCCGCTGGTCGAGGAACCGCCGAACGCACCAACCACGGCGGTCGGTGCGGAGAGGTTCACCGCCTTCTGGTCAGAACCGCCGAAACCAAAGGCCCGGCCCAAACCGCTGAACAGGCCCATGCTGACGGTCCCCTTCTACCACTTGCGGGGGCGACCACGGGTATTGGTGATCGCCGCGTTCATCGGGGTCTGATCGACCACGGCTTCGACAGTTTCCACTTTGGGCGAGGAAACGTCAACCATGGTGGCGATACCACGGCCGATCAGTTCCATGGCCTTGGAATCGTCAAAAGCCGCCGTTTCACCGATGTTCCACGGAGAGACTTTCGCAGTGAATTGAACCCGGATCATGTCGCCCTCCTGCGCTTCACGCAACAGCACCGCAATGCTGCTGGGTGAAGCGGGCGGTGCTGTTACACACCGCCCGACAACACTTAGACGACCGGAAGCTCGGTGCCGCCGCCCAGGACAGCCACGCCGAAGACGGTGGCGGTGTCGGTGGCGGTATTGGTCAGGTTCGGGGTGAACTTGACGCGCACATACTGACGAGCGGCGGTCAGGTCGCAGCCAATCTTGCCCGCGAAGCCGGTGGTCGTGGCACCAGAGGCGGTGATCGAGACGATGGTCGCGGAAGCCACCAGGGTGGCCCAGGACGAACCGTTGGCCGAGTCTTCAATCAGAGCGGTCACCGACAGGGCCTTGGTGTCGGCCAGGGTGGTGGTGCCAGCGATCACGAAGGCGATGCTGTTGAAGTCCTTGCCGTAGATCGCCGGGGCGGTCTGGAGCGAGGCGGTGTTGATGGTGACGCCGGTCACTTCGGTCGCATCACCGGAGCCGCCAGCGGTGACAGCGGTGGACGCGGCGGCATACAGCGCACCGATCTCACCAGCGATGTTCTTGCCGAGGGAAGACATTGATCTGGTCCTTTCAGGTCTGTGGGGCGGCTGTTACACCGCCCCATGCCGTGTTGCTTAGTACGCCACGCCAGTCACCACGGCGCACGAGTAATCGTGGCGCAGGGCGAAGTCGTGACGCATGATGGCGCGAACCACCGTCTGGTCCTGGCTGAACGCGGCGACCACGGCGCTGCCGTCGTAGTAGGCGGCGGTGTCGGACACGTCGATGACGATGGACTGGTCTTCAGCGATGACCGCATCGGCCATGTCCACCAGATAGATTTCCGACTCGGTGCCGCCGCCCAGGTTGGTCGGGATGTTGTTCGACACATAGACCGGATAGCCCCAGAGGTTACCGTCGCGGATTTCCGGGAACACGAGGTTGCCGTTGGTGTCGCGCAGAACCCACAGGGCGTTCTTGGTGCGGGGGCTGAGGAACCACACCGGGCGGATCATCCGCACGTTGTTGCTCTCCAGCTTGTTGATCGCGCCCTTGAAGTCGGTCTCGATGTTGGCCGCGCTGGTGCCAGCGGTGGCGAACACGTTGTTGGTGTTGGCCCAGTAGCGCAGACCCTTGGGGGCAGCGCCGAGACCCTGGTCACGCAGGAACGCGGCATCCTCGGTCACGGCCATGCCGGACACCAGATCGTCGCGCACGACGCCATCGGCCTGCGGGCTGGAGTAGCGGATCAACTGGTTGCTGATCGGCACCAGCGCCGCGAGGGTGCGGGCGGTCATGCGAATCTGGCCCAGGGTCGGCTGGCCGGTCGTCATGTTCTGGTTTTCACCGATGTACGAGGCGGTCGTACCGGCGGTGAGCTTCGGAACCGACAGGTTGCCGTTGATCAGCGGCATCGACACCGCACCGGCCTGACGCACGATGGCGCGGTTGCGCAGCAGTTCGATCATCTCCGAGGAATAGGACTCGGGGACGATGAAGCCGCCAGCCGAACCGGTCGCGGCACCCATGGCCTTGGCGATGCCCGAGTCGTCCGTGCCGAACATGGTCTCGGCAATGTGAGCGGCTTCGCGGGTGTTGCCCTTCGCCATGGCGAGGCAGCGGACGATGCGGGCGAAGTCGGTACCTTTGGCCTTCGGGGCCTTGGCTTCGGCGTGAACCACGATGGTCTTTTCCTCGATGGCAGGGGTGAGGTTCTTGGCCTTCATGGCCTCCAGTTCCTCGACCCGCTTGATGCGGAGGTCCAGCGCCTCGACTTCCGCCTTGGCGGCGTCGAAAGCAGCCTTGTCTTCGACAGACAGATCGGCATCGCCAGCAGCGGCGATCAGCGCCTCCATCTTGTCAACCAATTCGCCCCGCGCACGGCGAAGCCCGAGAATGTCGCGCATGGATGTTCTCCTTCGAGCGCGTTGCTGGAATGGGGCGACTAGCCCCGGTGGACCCCTCGCGGGGAACCTTTGAGCCGCAGCACGTCGATCTGTGCCTTGGCGAGACTGACAGGGTAACCCTTGGGCTTGTGGTCGGAGCCGCAACCATCCTCGTTACTGACAGGATCGGCGGGCATCGACTGACCACAGGTGGGGCAGGTATCGGGCTTTTCGGTGATATCGACACAAGGTTCCGAATCTTCCTTGTTGACACCCCCGATGGTGCGCTCTACAATCAGCGCATTGGCATTACAGGGGACTGAAACTATTGAATATTCGATACACTCGCATTTCGTGTAACGCTTCGGACCCCAGGAATCTTTGGGGTCGAGCGAGACGGATTCGAGAGGAATGAACCCGATGGAAACGGCGTTCAGAACGCCAGCCTTGATCAGATTATAAACCTCGTCAGATTTCTCGACCTTACCCTCGTCGGGGAACTGCACCAGGGCCTCGACGCGACCATCGACCACGCCGATCTCAACAGATCGGGCAATGGGTTCGTCATGGTCATGCTGGTACAGCACAACGGGGTTCTTGCGGTAGGCGGTGAAGTCGATTCCGTTCGGGTCGATGATGTCACCAGCACGATCAACGTCACCAGTGCTCACGATGACGCGAATCTGGCGCTCACCCACGGCTTTCGTCACGGTGGTGAAGTCTTTGCTGATCATGCCAACATCCAACCTAAACTATGCATTAGGCGTCTTGTATCATTGGCGGAAGTCAACAGCAAGCGTTGTTGTCACAAGACCAAGATTCCCCGTTCCTCGTAAACCGATTCACCTGAGCCGTTATCGACCAGGGCACGACCCAGCGCCATGATGAAAGCAATGGCACCGTCGATCTTGTTCTCGGCACGCTCCTTGACCGGATATACACAGTCCTTGGCGTCGATTCGGCATACCACGTTGCTCATCATCCAAGTGAGAACCGGATCACCGTCATGCTTGATCTTGCCCGACATGATCAGACCGTCGAGGTTCTTGGTCGGCTCGGACATGAACTGCACCGTGGCGCGGTATTCCACACAGGCAACGCCCTCGTTCTGAAGATGCGTGACCAACATGGTCGCCTGGAACGGGTCATAGACCACTTCCTGGACATTGAACCGCTTGCAGTCATCCAAGATGTCCTGCTCGATCCGATCCATGTCGATCATGTCGCCATCCGTGGCAACCATGTGTCCCGAATTGACCCAGCCGCGATAATGATTGTTGGAGGTGCTTTCCACGGTGCCTTCGGGCAGGTAATAGGTGCCGAAAACCGCAAATCCACCGTTTTCGAGCGGGAAAAGCAGGATTTTGGCCGAAATATCGACTTTTGACGCCAAATCGAGGGCCAAAAAGCAGTTTTTACCCTCAAAATCGTCCAAAGTGAGGTCAGAATCGGTGCAATCCGCCCACTTCTGCATGTTGAAATAGGCGCTGCGGGAACTACACCAGACATTAAGGTGCTTCGTCTTAAAAATATTCTGGTGTCGAGCGTTTTCAATCGCCTCTTTCTGCCGCGTGCGAAGGAACTCCCCGCTCACCGACACATCGAAGTTAGGATTCGCCATGCGCAAGGCTTGGTCGGTCTGCCAATCCACGTCAGCGTCAATCGTCCACTCAGCATAGAACCGGTCATCGCCCGTGATCACCTTGTCCATGATCTTGCGCATGGTGATGATCTCGTCGTAGCACGGCCCGGCCAAATTGTCCCCGGCGGTGGTGATGATCAGCATCATAGGTTGAGACCGGGCACCCATACCGGTCACCATGGTGTCATGTGCATTCGGGGTCTGGTGCTCGTGGTACTCGTCCAGGATGGCGAGGTGCGGTGATGAACCGTCACCGGGGTTGCCGATCAGCGGCTCGAACCTGGAGGCGTTCTTCATGACGTTGATATTCGAGGCATTGACCGCCACGCCGAACTTCTTGAGGAATGCCGGGTTCTGAGCAGCCATGATCTTAGCGGGCCGGAACACTTCCCACGCCTGCTTCTCGGACGTGGCACCGCAATAGACTTCGCTTCCAGCCTCACCATCAACGGCGAGCATGTAGAGACCGATTCCGGCACCGATCACAGACTTTCCAGATTTCCTAGGCACCACAATCATCGCCTTGCGGAACCGACGCTTGCCCGTGTCCTTGTGGACCCAGCCGAAGATCGTGGTCAGCAGGAAGCACTGCCAATCCTCCAGGCGGATGCTCTCGTTCTTGCTCGCCCATTCCCCCTTGGTGTGCTTGAACAACTCGATGAACTTGCAGATGCGCTCGCCCTTGGCGGGGTCGTAGACATAGAGCCAATCGGTGCGGGCGAGGTCATCCACCTGCCGCTGACACGCCAGCTTGATCCACTTGCACGACAGGATTTCCCCAGACAGGACGCCCTGAATGTAGCGGTTGGCTTTCTCGGTGTGGGTGGTCACGACAAATCCCTGTTCTGCCAGGAACCACAGACCATCCACTTGGCGGTGATCGGGAATCTCGCCAACCCATCGCGCCCAACCGCAGGGGGCAGCACCGTACACCATTTGAACCGATCTGACCCAACGAGCACATCACCCTTCGGATCACGCCGCTCGACCCAGTAGGTGCAGTTTTCACAGGTGGTTCGCATCGACGTAATCCTTCAGACGGGCGTGGATGTAGCGGTTCAGAGCGCGGGCGGCGCGGGGGTGGGTCAGGGCGCTATCGACCGCCCGCCCCTCGACAATCGCCTTGTAGCAGACGAGGCGCTTGCTGGTCGCTCGGTTCGAGTAGGGTGACGACAAATGATAGGTCACCACCTTGCGGACTTCAGCGTGCATATTTCATCTCCCAGCCGGGATAGTCGGGGTTGCCGGCGCACCCGCTCTCGTGGCAATGAGCCGCGTAGAGCACCACGTCATGCTTACAGGTCCGGCATTCAATCCTGGGTCTCACAGCCACGCACGCCTCCTTGGGGTCGGGATGCCGCTTGATGATCTCGGCAGCCAGGGCGTTGAGGCGGGCCAACCATCCCGGCTTGCACGGCGGCGGGCGGTCGTCAATGAACTTGTCGTTCATCATGGCATCACGCAACACAACGAGCGATGCGATTGCCTTGGTGACATGGGACAAGCCGCTGTCAGGGTCAATGTCCACACCCTCCCACCAGTCGTCCAGGTGGCGGTGGGCGGCGTCGTAGTAGACGCTGGCACGCACCCCGGTGACCCGGTAATTGTGTCTGGCATATTTGCGTGCCCCCTCCAGCATCGCCAGCCCCACCTCATGGATGACCGGGCGGGGCACGGTGGACGCGGGCACCTTCATGATTCCAACCGCGTCCTTGGGGTTTGTTTCCTTGGTGGTCATCACTTCCTCACTTCGTAAGTTGGAACACGAGCGTCCTGGATCGAACCTGCGACGATGCACGCCTTGACCCATGTGGTGCGACCTTCATCCAGCCGCCTGATATGACCACGACGATAATGCGGGCGAGGACTGGCATGATGCCCGTCACCGGAACCACCACCAGCACCAAGGATTCGCGGGTCGATCCGAACGACATGCGTTGTCGGGATCGGCAATTTGCCCTTCTTGATCCTCGACTTGTTGAGTGCAACCGGCGCTCTGGTGCATTCCGAGATGACGCCATTGGTGTTCAGATACATCGTCATCGCCATGACGGGATCAATGAACTCCGATATCCGATTACCGACACTGAAATACTTGGTCAATTCATCAACCATGTCAGACAGAGTCCACGGGTTCGGGTGCCACTCGACGGTCCATGATCTGGGTTTTGCCGGATTGACGAAAACAGAGCACATTATCGCAGGGGCAATGCCGACCGGCCCGCGTCGATCATGATTGAAGGCTCGCCACTCAGCGATGAATACCGGACCACCAGCAACAGGTCGCTCAATCTGGTACATTGATCTGGATTGGGTGAACGACTTACCCCTCTGGTCGATATACTCGTATTGGTGAATGAACGAGCATTGTGGGAACGGGAACTCAAGCAACCCCTCGTTCCAGCAGATCATAGAATCTTCCTGTATGTCATTGAAATCAGCGTAATCAAACCGCCCGAAATCAAAGACCGGGGCACTCGTCAAACTCAACCCACCTTCCTTAATGAGACCGATGTCCTTAGTGGGAAGGTCATTCTTGCAGGTGGACAGGACCAATTCCACGATCTGATCAGCCCTCATGATCACAAATCCTCGAATGGGTTTGACGACTCATCCCGCTGTGGCATTGCCAGACGGGTGCGGTCGAGCGGCGACATGCCGCACTTCTGCATCATGTTGTTCAGCAGCTTGGCGCAATCGGCCACGATGGCGACCTCGGGATAGACAGTGACCCGGCCCAGGTGGATGTAGGTGCTCGATCCGCGCATATCGAGGATGCGCTGGTTCTGCTTCATGCGCACATAGGTGATGCACATGATCTCGATCATGAGCGCATCGGCGCTGGTCAGGATGCCCATCTCGTGGAGTTGACCGGCGAAGTATTCCCACGCCTGTTTGGCCTCGTCCGACATGTGATCAGGGGGGAGCGGCATCCCGTCAGGGATCGTGACCTTGACCCCGGTGTGCTTGTCCCGCTTCTCCAGTGTCCCGGAGAGCAACTTGATGTGCTCTGGCTTCTTATAACGACCCACCTGGGCCTCCTGAAAAACGAGTTCTGGCTCATGCGGCCAATGCAGGCTGATCCTGTTGTACATGGCCTTCTTGGTGATGCCCAAGAGGCTCGCCCAGTCCTGGGCAGAGTGGACCACACCGCGCCACTCATACTCAATCGGCGTCCTAGGCATTGGCGCACTCGATGCATTCACGGGCGGTCGGCAACACCTTCAGCCGACGCGGGTCGATTGGATCACCACAGGATTTGCACAATCCGGTGATATTTTTACCGCTATTTTCCGCTAATTTAGCCCTGGAAATAGCTAAATTACGGAAATTTTCCTCGATAATATGAGCGTTATCCACGTCGTCAGCCACTTCGGAACCTCCTTGTTGACACCATACTGACACCCTCCGGGAGCCGCGTCAAGCCTCGTTAGTGTACGTTAGTGTACCACGTTGACTAACGGGGGTTTGTTGACACCTGACCCGGATTTCGGCGGCGTGGAAATTTGAC